TCGTTATATAACGGATTCTTTATCTATGAAAATGATATTGGCTTTCTTTCAGGAAAAATATATCTCAGTAGAAAATTTTGCTAAACAGCATCACGTGAGTTATTCTGTGGCTTATAAAGTATTACAAAGACTAAAAAGAAATCTAAAAAAATATCAAATTTTTTTTGAAAAGAGAAAGTTGACGAGAGTATAAAATATTTTGTGTAAATGAAAAAATCCATACAAAAAAGGAAGTCCCTTCTGTAGAATAAAGTTAACGACAACCAATTCACAGAAAAGAGGACTTCCCTATGAATGATTTTACTACAGAAATTGTGCAAACTCTAGTCACTAAAGGAGATTTAAATGAATTATTCCGTTCGCACTTAGAAAAAGCGATAAACACACTCCTACGGACTGAATTAACGGCTTTTTTAGATTACGAAAAATATGATCGCACTGGTTTTAATTCAGGTAATTCGAGAAACGGTTCTTACTTTCGATCAATCAAAACCGAATATGGTGAATTAACATTGGAAATACCTAGAGATCGTAATGGTGAGTTTAAACAACAAACTTTACCAGCCTACAAAAGAACAAACGATACATTGGAAACCACTATTATCCATTTATTCGAAAAAGGTGTTACGATGTCTGAAATTGCTGATTTGATCGAAAAAATGTACGGTCATCACTATACTCCACAAACCATGTCCAACATGACTAAAGTTCTGACTGAAGAAGTAAATGCCTTTAAATCCAGAGCCTTAAATGATAAGTATGTCGCTATTTTTATGGACGCTACTTACATTCCACTAAAACGTCAAACCGTATCCAAAGAAGCGATTTATATTGCCATTGGTATACGAGAAGACGGCACTAAAGAAGTACTGAGTTATGCGATTGCTCCAACTGAATCAACATACGTTTGGAATGAGCTGCTACAGGATATTAACTCCAGAGGAGTTCAAGAAGTCTTGCTTTTTATTACGGACGGCTTAAAAGGCATGAAAGATACTATCCATCAAATTTATCCTAAAGCAAAATATCAGCATTGTTGTATCCATGTATCTCGTAACATCGCTCATAAAGTACGTGTCAAAGACCGAAAAGAAATCTGTGATGACTTTAAGGCTGTTTATCAAGCTAACTCAAAAGAAGAAGCGAATACCTTCTTATCCGGCATGATTGAGAAATGGAAGAAAAACTATCCTAAAGTGACGCAGTCACTCATAGAAAACCAAGACTTATTAACTTTTTATGATTTTCCACCTAGCATTCGTAGAGCCATTTACTCAACCAATCTAATCGAGTCTTTCAATAAGCAAATTAAAAGATACAGCCGTAGAAAAGAGCAGTTTCAAAATGAAGAATCACTAGAACGCTTTCTAGTCAGCATTTTTGATACATACAATCAAAAATTTCTAAACAGAAGCCATAAAGGTTTTCAACAGGTAACCGATACATTAGTTTCAATGTTTACTGAGTAACTAATTATTTTGCAGGAGGACAATTTATTTACACAAAATTATTGACGCTCCCCAAGATATGCTAGATTACTACTATTTTGAAAAAAATTTATCATATAATTATGTAATACATTTAAAAACTTTTACAGGAATGATTTTTAAATTCGCCAACCGTCGATATGGATTAAAATATAATCCCGTAAATGGGGTTTCTTTAGCAAGAAAACCTAAGACAAACGAAGAAATAAAAAAAGAAAAAGATGGTTATTTATCAAAAGAAGAAGTTCAAATGATTGCTAGTAAACAAAAAAGTTCACATCAACAGTCACGTTATTCTTTAATTACTAAATTTTTGTTTTTAACTGGACTACGTTATGGTGAATTGATATCTTTGACTGAATCTGATTATGATGGTAATAAAATTACGGTTTCTGGTACTTATGATTACGAGTTAAAAATTAAAACAACAACTAAAAATACAGGTTCTTATAGAACCATTGAATTATCAAGTAATGCTAAAGAAATCATAGATCAATTAATTGAAGAAAACAAATTAATTAAGAATAATAAAGATAAATACATTTTCATCTCTAAAAATGGTAACCCGATATCTATTCAAGCATATAATCAATCTTTAAGAGCAGTATCCAAAGAATTAAACATAGATAAAAAAGTTTCTTCTCACATGTTAAGGCATTCCCACATTTCTCTACTTACAGAATTAGGAATCCCATTAAAAGCCATTATGGATCGTGTAGGACATGAAGATTCAAAAACAACATTAAAGATTTATACTCATACAACTAAAAATATGCAAAATCAACTAGTAGAAAAACTAGGAAAAATAGAAATTTAAATTGCCCCTTTTTGAACTGAACCCCAAAAGTTGAACTATTTAATGGACTGTTTCCGATATTCTACTGGAGATAGTCCATTTAACTTTAGTTTTATCCTTTTGTTATTATACCACCTAATATACTCATTTAATTTACTTTGAAATATCTCAATTGATCGGAATTTTTCTCGATAAAAAAACTCTGATTTAAGCACACCAAAAAAATTTTCTATTACAGAATTATCTAAGCAATTTCCTTTTCTAGACATGCTTTGAATAATGTTATTCTCTTTTAATTTTTTTTGATATTGTGGCATCTGATACTGCCATCCTTGATCTGAATGTAGAATCAGTGAACCCTCAGTTCCCTTTTTTTTAATTGCTTGTTGAAGCATTTCTTCAATCAGTTTATATGTTGGACTAGTTGATATACTATAACTAATTATTTCTCCGTTAAATAAATCAAGTATAGGAGATAGATAGATTTTTCTTCCTTTTATCTTGAATTCAGTGACGTCTGTCACCCATTTTTTATTGGGTGTATCTACTGAAAAATTTCGTTTTAACACATTCTTGGCAATTTTTCCTACTGTTCCTTTATAAGATTTATATCGCTTTATTCGGATTTGACAGGTAAGTCCCATTTGGGACATTAATTTTCTAACTGTTTTATGATTGATTGTATATCCTTTCATCTTTAACGCTAAAGTGACTCTACGATAACCATAAGAGTTTCTTGATTCTTTTACAATCGCTGTAATTTCTTGCTTTATCTTGCTATATTTATCTGGCTTATCTAATTTTTTTACCCAGTAATAATAAGTTGACTTCGCTAATTGTGCAATTGAAAGTAATAGATTCAATTTAAATTCTTTTTTGAGCTGAAGGATTGTTTTAACCTTGATTTCTTCTTGCTCAAATCTTGTTCTTGAATCAAGGTTTCTAACTTTTTTAAATATGCGTTCTCTGCTCTTAAACGAATAACTTCTTCTTCAAGAGACTCATCTTTAAGTTTTTTAGGAATGTTTAGCTTGGAATTCATACTAATTTTTCTGCCCCTTTTTTGGCTCTCAAGTGAAGAAGCACCGCCTTCTTCATATTGCTCTATCCATTTACTTAGAGTTCTATTTGAACCGATATTAAATTTTTTAGCAGTTTCTTGGATAGAAAGACCATTTGTTTCCATATATTCTATAACATCAAGTTTAAATTTTGTAGTGTAGCTTTTGCCACCTCCAACCAAGCCTTCCCAACCATGATAGTTATAAATCCTTACCCAATGTCTAACCAGTGTACGATTTATTTGATATTTATGTGCAAGATATTTGTAGCCGCCTTCGTTATTTAAATAGTCTGAAACTACTTTTTTCTTAAAAACAAATGTATATTTCCGCAAAAAAAGCACCCCTTTTAATTAGATTTCTAGTCTAACTTTTGGGGTGCACATCACATCGAGGGGCTTTTTTTATCGTTGCGGAATATTTAAATACCAGCGTTTATCATGAAAATCTTGTGCTCCGCCTTTAGTGTTCCCTTCTGGATCATTCGTTGCACGCATCATTACATAGACTTTCTTATTAGGAAAATTACGCATATTGAAAGATACATGATAACCAACGTTTCCAGAAGTATTATAAGCTTGATTTACATCTGGTCTATAAATTCCATCAGCTCTTACTCGAGCTAATTCTTTTCCAGTATTGTAATCCATAATGAAAATATACTCGTATTTATAATTAGCAATGTGCCATCCAGCCACATGCAAGTTTGCGTTTTCGATTTCTCCAAACTGATCAATGTGGGCGTGATTTGTTCCATCTGTCAGCGTAGGATTTGCTGCACCTGCTCTAGTTGGATCAATGACTGGTTTATCATCTGAAGTAGTTGGATTTTCATCGGTAAATCCATGAGCTAAATCATAAGCAAGCTTTTCTTTGCTAACTCCCATTTGCGATAAGTAACCATATGGATCTGTGTGGTTCCCCCAAACATAATTTGTCACCCACAAATGAGAAATGATTCCTTTTGTAAATAAAGAAGTTCCTTGATCAAGAGTCAATGGAATTCCATATTTTTTTGCACTATCTCTTGTATATTCAATATAAGCTCGATAGTTTTTTTCAAACAATGCTTTATCATATGTGCGCTGTAATTCAATCTGTACAGGCGCATAAGGATTAGCGTTACCAGCTCCCCACGAAACATATCCTTGCTCACCCACACGGTAAACAATCCCACCGTCACCAATAACATCTGTAGTATAAGAATTGCTTCCGTTATAATTATTTTTCATGTTGGCGGCTACGTTTCTTGCTGGTGCATCTATTCCAGTTTCGTGCAAAATAATTTTGTTAGGAATTGCTAATCTGGAGTCTCCTTGATTCGGCGCTAAATTATACTCGTCATTAATAGTATAAGCAAACGTATTAATGGGTAATAAAAAAAGAGCCGTTAACAGGCTCATCGCAGTAATAGTAATTTTCTTTTTCATTTGTTTCCTCCTTCTTCGCTTTCAGCCGAGAACATTTTGTAGGTTCGATTTGATACACCCAACACACTCCCTAAAAACGCGCCAAAACCAGTAATGATGACAACACAGATATCTGTGTACTGCCAATTGAGCGCTTTACCAACTAACCCCACGAAAGTAGCTAGTGCGGGAATAATTACCAGTGCGAACCATTTTAGTACTTCGAACGTTTTATTATTCATTTTCTTCTCTCCCTAAATAAAGTTTTAATTTGTTGCGTGTGTTCTACCAATTTTTCTGCATGTGTATCTAATCTTTCATCGTGTTTCTTTAGTTCTTCATGAATCATCAATCGATCTGATTTGCTCGATTCTAAATCTTTAGTCAGCAAATCTAAATTGTGACTTACTTTTGAAAGAGTCTCAGTAATCTTCGAGAAAGATGCAGTAATTGGTTTTATTACTAATAAAATCAAAGAAACGATAGCGGTTATTGATCCTGCTATCGCTCCCCATTCCCCTAAATTAATCATGTGACAACTCCTTGAATCAAAATAAAAAGCACATCAATTAAGATGCGCTCTCTTCTTTGCTAATGATTTTATCTGCTTCTTCGTCTGTAATGCATAGTGGAACGAAAACCATTACTTGTTCGTTAGTGAAACAGCCCCAGTCATACATTAGTTTGATATCTTCATATGAATACATGTTACTTCCCACCTTGTAATTGTTTTTTGATTTCTTCGATTTCCTTGGTATTTTGTACAGAAGCAAGCATCGTTTTTGAATTCAACTGCGCTAAACTTTCTGACTTTTCTTTCAATAAGACATTTTCTTGCTTGATTGCTACATTGTTTAGCATTGCTTTAGAATTTAGCTGTTTCAATTCATCATTTTCTGCCTTCAGCGTTTCGTATAATGCCTTAATATTAGCCAATTCATCTACGCTATCAACAGCATTCCCTTTTTTCTCTTCTTCAGTAGCTAACTCAACCCACTGTTTTTTATCAAAATCAAATCTTGGTCTCCAGTTAGGAACTGGTGGTTTAATCTCTGTACAGTTTTCAGG